TTACTACCTTCTGATTCTTTTTCCCAGTCAATGTGTTCATCAAGTAAATCACCAAGTGCTTCTAAATACTCTTGTCCTTTTTCTTCTGCTTGTTTAAACAAGTCATCGTATACTGCTTCACTCATCCAACCATCATATTTAAAGTCTTGGTAGCATTGTACAATCTTAACCATTTCACCAATACGATCACGTACTAGTGTATTGTTTACGATGTAATCACATGCGATATTGTGTAGTACTGGAATACGATCTTCTCTACGTGTAATATGATCGAAAACACAATGTAAAATCTCGTGTGCGATTACAAATTCTATTTCCTTATTGCTCATAGCATTAAAGAATTGTGTGTTATAATATAAATGTTTGCCGTCTGTAGCGGCAGTAGGACACCAATCATCACAGTTTTTAACAATAAGCCTAGTAGCCATATTGCCAAAGAATGGGTGTCTAAGTAGTAAACCAACACGAGCAACAATAATTCTATCAGCTACGTCTATTCGCATTTCTGCAAGTTCTTGCTCAGTAATGTCTGGATTAGGTTGAAAACCTTTTGTATCTATGCCCATATTGTGTACTCCTTGTGTGCCATTTTATACTTACAGTATACAGTATTTAATACCATTTGTCAACAGTTTTGGTAAAATATTGGGCAAGGTCTTACCAGCATAAGCCGTTGCCTTGCCCAATATTACCGTGCCTATTAGGCACTCTGTGCGGCTTGGATATACTTACCAAAACGCTCATGGAACTCATCAAAACACTCTACTTCATCTGGATCGATTGGAAGTGAGTATTGTGTAAGAGCAAGTTTGATACCCATAACAACTAGTTCAGTATCAAAGTTATCCATTGCAAACCTTAAGAAGTTATTAACTTTCGTATCAAACTTCTTATCGTTTTTATCGCATGCGTCTTTAAGTTCATAGCAAAGTGAAACAGTCAAGGAATACATGGCACTGATTTCTTTAGTTTCACAATCCTTAACCTTACCTTCAAGTATGTCAGTAGGGTCAGGAAGTTTTGAAGCAACCTTACGATGCGCCATAAACTTAACGGCAAGTCCTTCGCCGACAGAACCACTTACCAAATCGGTAGTGGTGTTCTCATCATCATCGTCTTCGATAAGCTCGGAAACAAATGACCAAGAACGAGGTGTAGCAAACGAACGACTTGGGCTCTTTGGATCAAAGTCATACAAGTCCTTCTTGCTAAAAGTCAAGTAACCAACAACATCTTGATGTATGTCATTGTCTACAGCCCACTGGAACCAGTCATCAAAATCAACTGCTAGTTCTAAGTGAACAAATCTATTTGCTAACGGAGCAGGCATTCTATAAGTAACACCTTTGTCAGCATCTCTATTACCAGCCGCAACAATTAAAACATTGTCTGGCAATTTGTATTGTCCAATACGTCTGTTAAGAATAAGTTGGTAAGCGGCCGCTTGTACAGCCGGAGCCGCAGAATTCATTTCGTCTAAGAACAAAACGATATAATCGAATTGTTTAGCAAACTCTTCCGTAGGAAGTTCTTGCGGTGGTGCCCAAGCCATTACATTATCATTTGCCGAATAGTATGGAATACCTTTAATATCTGTAGGTTCCCAAAGTGACAAACGAATGTCAATTAAGTGTGATTTTTTAAGTTGTTTAGTAATCTGTCCAATAATGTCAGACTTTCCAATACCTGGAGGTCCCCACATAAAGACAGGACGTTTCTTTTTAAAGGCTCGTATAATGCTTTTTTTTGCGCCATTAGGTGAAACAGTACGTAGTGCAGTATTTTCCATATTATATTCCTCGTTTGTTGTTATCAGTGCCATACTTTATTTCTAAGTATGTATATATTATACGATCATTAACTCTGAAAGTCAACCACTTTTGGACATTTTTTACAAATTATTTTTTCGTACCATTTAATAGAACCTATGCGACAGACGTCTAAAATGTACGATTTTCACGTCTAAATGGCTCTTAAACTGCGTTTAACGTTTTTCTGGGGTGTTTGTATGTATTAGACTATAAGACCGTTATAAGAGCATTTAATGACGTTTTATTCGTGTCGTTTCATGGCCTTTGTAAGTCCGTACTTGCGTAAGTCCCCACTAAAAAGGTGTAATTCCATACTCTTTTTTTCGTCTGTAACCCATATACTATATGATGTTAGATAGTAAGGGCATGTAATAAATTGATCTAAAAATATGTAAGTTTGTGTTGTAAATTTAAAATCCCTAGGAAAAGGAATCTCGTACATTTGAATATCTAAGTTTGTACCTAAAAAATCAAAGCCAGCTTCAGTAAGTCTTAGTCCGCCTGTTGATTTGCCTCTGGTGTTCTGCCACCAATCTGACATATACTGTTTAACATTAGCATCACTTAGTGCAGTGTCTGATTGCTTCAGAAAGACTTTAGTGTATGTTTCTTTCCAGTTCATTCATCTGTAACCAGTTCGCCTGAGGTAAGTTTATATACTGCAAAGTCTTCAGTTCTGAAAAGGTCGTTTAGTTTTTTTGCTAGATTATGTGCATGTCCTGGATTTGAAAAAGATACTTTTTTGTATTTAGGTCCAGGATAGTTTGTAATTGCGTTTGATGTCTTTAGATTGAATGGAGCACCTTTAAAAAATACAGCCCAAATAGCTTCGGCCTGTAAAACTTGTTCGCACTTATAAGATGCTTTGTCAACATTCTCTAAAATAATCGTCGGTTTTGGTCTACTCATATGCGTATCCTTTTAATTAACTACGCATATATTTATCTTTTTTTATTAGAAAAGTGCTACTATATTAAACTTCTTGTGTAGTCATGTAGTCTATTAACATCTTAACGTCATTCTCGTCAATACAAAATACATGTTGTATCGTATCTGGTTTCCCATTATATTCTTGTATTAATTTTCCAATTAGAGTTGGATAGAATTGAGGATCTGTTATAGTACCTGTACATTGATCTTCTGATTTAAATGTAGGTTGTGTAAAAAGATAAGGTTCGTTTTGATTTAAAAATAATACTAATATAAACCACTTCATTTCCAGTCTCCACCGCCGTCCATAGTAACTGTTACAGGCTCACCATCTACACTAGACTTATTATCAATAATAAGTTTTTCTAGTCTTCCTTGGTGATTTGCCATTACAGTTCCTAGGGCGTATACAAGTGCTTTGGCTTGTGCTAGTGGAATTCTGATTTCTTTTTGGTTAGTAGTTTCAGCAGTCTTTACAACTTGTATAAACTGTTGAATTGGTATAGTATTAATTGGTTCGTTTGTTTGCATCTGAAAGTTCCTGTCTCATTGTAAATTCAGTTTTAAAAGGACCTTTAGATTCATACTTTTCAAGTGTAACTAATTTGGGGCAAAAACTTCTTACCCAACCTTTATCAAAGTGAATAATATAATATCCTGCCGCATACAAGCTCTTAGACTTTTTACTTTTAGTAAAGAGCGGTAATTTCTTTTGTACATTGTACATTACATTATATGGTGTACTAGACGTTGAAAAACCGTGTATTTCTTTAGTAGCAGAACTACCGTCTGATATAGTCGATTTATCGTAACTAATTCCTCCAATAAAACTATTAAATGATTTAATATCAGTGAAGTAATCTGTTCCTGATGAACAACTATACATATATCTTTTGTCTTCTTGTTTTGATAGTGTACCAATACGTTCACCATCTTTTTCTACAATCCAAAATTTGTTCTTTAGGATTGGCTTTGCCTTAATTGTCATTCTTGCCTCCATGTTATGAATACCTCGCATTGAGTGGATCAGCATATAACTGAACATTGTCTGCAATCCGTTGCATATCGTGTTTAGCACAAAATTTCATTAGTCGCATACCAACTTGTGTAACTTCTTTTGCAACCATGTTGTCTTCAATTACATCGTTAATAATACTTCTAATGTTGCCGGGTTGTGCAGTTAAGTCACAAAGGACAACGTTACGTTGATAGTCATCAAGTACACGATGTTCTACACCTTCGTGATCAGTCCAGCGTTGTAGCATCATGTTGTTCCAGTTAAAGCCTTTATTGTCTTTATCTTCGTATGCTTCAATAAGACCAACTTTGTTCTTAGTACCTTTTGTACGTACACCAGGGTATGCACTAAACACATTATCACTTGTGTCACCACGCATACACTTTTCAAACAACATAAATTCTGGATTAGGAGCAGGCTTAGGCTCTTTAGTTTTCTTGTCAATAACAGGTTGCTTTTTCTTATCGTCAAAGTAACCTTCGTGTGTAATAATTGTATTGCTAACACCATTGTATTGTGTTACATTAGGACCAATAAGTTGTGCAAAGTCACCGTCGGTACTAATAATAACATGTTTATCATTAGGGTGTGCTTGTACCCAACCTGCAATAAGATCATCTGCTTCTAGTTCAGGATGTTGCATTACAGTACAGTTAGTCTTTGTACTTACAAAGTCTTTAAACTCATCGAACATCTCCCAAAACACTTTGTCTTCTTCAGCCTGCGATTCAGTAAGTGCATCACGTGCAACTTTTCTGTTACGCTTGTAAGGCTCGTAAAAGTCTTTACGCCAACTACGTCCTTCCAAACAGAACACAACATGACTACCGTCAAAGTCAGCCCATGCTTTCTTAATACTGCTTAGTGTAATATGAAAAGCCATGCCTACCTTTGTATCAAGATCGCCACGTATAACGTGTCTTGCACGGAAAAATGTATTAGCTGTGTCTACTAGAATGTATGTCATTAGTCTGCCTTTGTGTAATTTATAGTAGTATTATAGCACCAAATCTGGCTTGTGTCAAGCATTATTTGACTTCAGCTTTACCATTATCGTCTGCTTTACTAGTTTCAATGTATCCCATACCTCGATCAGTTTGTTGACCGTCTTGTTCTAACATCTGTGTAGCAATAGTTCTAAACCATTGATCAACAATATGCTCTGGTTGTTCGCCTGAGTATCCTGCATCAATAAGTTGTTCAATAAACTCATTATTCCAATCGAGCTCAAAGAAACCATTCTTAATGTTCTCTGGATTAACTTGTGTATCTAGTACTGCTACCCAAGGCTTTTTATCTTTAGTTGCTTGTGCTTTTTCTTTTTCAAGAATAGCTCTACGTTGTTCTTCCGCTGTAAGTTTTTTCACTTGTTCAGGCTTCATCCCCAACGCTTTTTTTACTTTATCTAACATATATTACCATCCTGCCTTTCTTATTTTATCTTCGAGGTTATTATCTTTTACAATTTTAGCTTTCATTGCTTTTTCATGTTGTAGATTTTTATATTCACGTATGTTATTAAGTTCGTGTTCTGGATACGGTGGGTGGTAAGGCTTCTTTGCTGGCTTACTTTTAAATAAATTTTTTATATATGTTATCATATTAAGTTCCTATTGCATTACCAAACAAGTATACGTGTACTCTTGCCGCAACATTATAACCACGTTTAAATGCTCTTTCAGCAACTTTACCTGCACCTGCTGTTTGTTCTTCTTCTCTAGCACCTGTTGGCATAACCCATATAGGCCAATCAACACCTTCTGCTTTGAAAAGTTTAATTACTTCTTCCATTTCTTCCCACTCTCTATCCTCTGGACCTACTACAAACTTTAGTTGTCCTTTGTCAGAAAGTTCTCTGTACTCTGCTACTATTTCAGGCTTAATTGCTTTTTCTCTTTTTTCACCTGCAACTGACCATAGTTTAGGACTACAACTAAAAAATATTTCTGTGTCTATCCTATTAACCCATTCTTTGAATGGATCTTTTAATTTTTGTGTACCATTAGTTTCAAATGTCATTGACCCAGGCAAGTTGCCTTGTCTTTCAAGTTCTTCATATATTCCAACGGTTGCTGTTTGTCCAGTTACCATCAAAGGCTCTCCGCCTGTGATACATAAGTGTTGACTTTGTCCTGTTACTGGATGTTTAAATAATCCTTCAGGATTACTTTCGTTCTTTAATATATCTATAATTTTATTTGCCATTACAGTTGGCGTTTCTTGACCCATTAAGTCTTTAAACTTCTTTGCCCATGTGTAACTTGAATCACAACCTTTATCCCATACAGGCAAGTCCTCAACACGTTTTACACTTGATACATCAAAGTCTTGAAAAGGTAATTCATATGTATCAGGATTAGTAGGATCTATTTGTCCAAATCCATTACACTGTAAATTGCACAAGAAGAAACGTATCCAGGCTGTAGGCACACCAGTATAGTGGCCTTCACCTTGAATACTATGAAATATTTCTGAGTAGTAAAACTTCTTTTCAACAGTTTTACCAAATTCATGTTGTGCTAATTTACTTTCCACAAGCAAACTCCTGTTGTAGTTTAATGTTATCCATAAACTCTTTCTTAGTACCTGCGTCATCTTTAAACGCACCTTTGAGTACAGTTGTTTGTGTAAGACTACTGTGTGCCTTAATACCCCTGTTCTCAACACAACCATGTGTTGCTTGTACATAAACACCTAAGTGTTCTGCACCTGTTGCTTTTTGTATTTCACGAGTAATATCGTTTGCAAGTTCTTCTTGTAGTGTACCACGTTCAGCACACCATTGTGCAATACGTGTATACTTAGACAAGCCAATTAGTTTGTCTGCGGCAATTATACCAATGTATGCAACACCTTTTACAATTTGATGATGATGTGAACACATACTTGTAAGTTCGCTTCTAACAACTAACATACCTTCATAACGGTCTTCGCCATCATTTGGAAATGCAGTTGCGGCCGGAATAGGATCATAACGTCCTGCCATTAATTCATTAATATACATTTTTGCTAGACGTTTGCCAGTTCCCATACTGTTAGGATCATTATGCCTATCAATCACAAGTGAGTCTAGCACACTTTCAAAGGCTACAGTTGTTTCTTCAATTAGTGCTTCTTTGTCACCATCTACTAAAACATCACTGATATTGTCACCAGCCCACGATCTAATACCAGCTTCTTTTAGCCTTGTTTTAATTTCTTCACTTTTGTTCATTTACTTCTCCGATGTTAAGGCAGTGGATTGCCTGTAATAGTTTATATTATACAATATATTTAGGTCTATGTCAACCTTTTTTAACATAATTTAGGTAGTCTTTGGCAATCAATTCATGTATATTCTTAGTATAATGCTCGCCGTCGACTCTGTGTTCGTCCGTTTCTATGTTAATGGCCTTTGCTAATTGCAAATAACCTTCTGCGGACGATGATGCTTTTGTACCTGCTTGCCAGTCTCCGTAAAGCTCAACATTGTCAGGAACAAATACTCTGTTGTTAATCGTCCATTGATACCATTTAATATTTCGTCTAGCACACATAGTATCAATTGCTAATAAATCTAAGCAATAGTCTTTATATTGCAAAGGTGTTACTAGCTCGTGCCAAAGTTTTGTGTAGATATACTTTTCATGAAAGGGTTTAAAGTCTGCTTGTACTTTCATATCGTCAAAAAAGAATCCTTTAAAGTCTTCGTAGTTTTCTTTTCGAACTTGATCAATCATTTCAATATAATTTTCGGTTACACGATGATCTGTATATCTCTGTATCTTTTTGTCTTTTGGTTGATTGTCATCTAAGAATAAATCTACATTTGTGTTTTCACCAACATCTAAGTTACGTGAACATGCAAGTAAGAATCTATTCCAGTATGTACTTTGTACAAATACTTCATCAATGTCGTCATAACGATCAAGCATTGATTTAACCCAAGCAGGATATTTTCTATTACATCCACCTGGTTGACTATAGATAACAACTTCTTTATTATTTTCATCGGCGTAGATCTCAGCATAGTTATTATCTTGCCATGCTGAGATTGTATCACCAATTTCGGAATATCCGTGTGCGTGACTGTCGCCGATGAATAGTGTTCTAGTCATTAAAATACTTGTCTAGCATTTCCATACGATCATGTGCCGCGGCCATTTTATCCAGTTCTTTTTGAATAGTTTCAATAATATCTGAATGTTCGCCAATGCCCACAACCTTTTCCATATACACATTAATATTAGTTTTGTGTAATAAGATTTCCGCTTCAGCATGTTTTCTTGCCGCGTCAATCATTTGCTGTTTCAACATAAGTTCCTTTCCTGTAGTTTCCTTTGTTAGGTATTACGTGTCTTACGCCGCCGCGTGGATCATCCATGTCGCCCTTGCGCCTAGGAATTAAGTGAACGTGTGGGTACATAACAGTTTGTCCTGCCGCTTCTCCAACGTTTTGTCCGATATTAAACGCATCACAATATCCGCGTTCAACCCAATCGTAGCCCCACTTGTATGCCGCTTCCATACATTTAGTAAGGCCTTGCCAGTTTTCTTCTTTAGGAACAAAAAGTATATGTCCTTCAGTAACTGGATAGCCATCTTTATATACTGTAAACTCTTTTGAGTCAATTAAAATATCTGTCCAAGGTTTAGAATCCATAATTAAATGCCACCATTATACGTTCTTTATCTACAAGTTGTTGTTCTACTTTATGATGCAAATGACTTGGAAAGATAATTAAACTTCCTGTCATTGCCGCACAAGTTACATTAGGAGAGTTTGCTTCATTTAGTTCTGAAACATTTACTCTAGGCCAGTTAGACTTCATATTAGGATTAACTAGTGTTAGTCCTGGATGATCTTGATCTGCTTGAATGTAGTATACTCCACTCCATGTGTCTGGAAGATGATTGTGTTCTTCGTGGTATGTGTATTTACGATTAATACTAAACCAACTGCTCTTAAGTGAAGGCGTATGTTGTAGTTTAGTTTCTTTATGACACTCTTGTACACATGCATTAATAAAGTTTTTTAAATCTTCAAATAAAGGATTTTCTAAAATACTTTCATTACCGTATGAAGTGTAACCATTAGCAGTATATCTAACAGGTGCTGTATCGCTTTTTTCTTTTGCTAAAAGTTCTGTAACTACAGATTTTTGTAGCTCTTGAGCTTTATCGTATACAGCTCTAAATACTTGTGTTGGAAATATAAACTGCTTTTCAATCATTAATATTCTCCAACATGTTCCCAAGGATAAACTAACCAAACATCCTCTTCTGCTTTATTTACATCGTGACAACTATAGGATATTGTACTATTGAACTCACTTGCTAAATTATCTGTAAGAGTTGCAAATTTTACATTATTACCCCATACACGATTCCATTTAGGATCATCTGGCAAACAACTTGCTTGCCAATCTTGTATAATCCAATTAAATGTTGCGCCTGTATCGTTAATATCATCAACAATAAGAATTTTCTTTTCTAATGGTCCTGCTGTTACTTTTGTACCATCGCTATATCCAAATGCATCTTCAGCCATCCATAACATACTATCGCCAGTCTTACCTGATTCGCCATCACGTAAACTTACTTTGAATGATTCACAACGTATACCAGTCATATTACTAATAATAGTAGCAGGTACATTACCACCACGTGTAATACCTACAATATAATCAGGACGCCAGTTGTCTGCGTACATTTGGTTTACAATACTAACACACATACGTTCTACGTCAGCCCAACTATAATAATGCTTTTTAATCATGATATCCATCGTCCTCGTCTAGTAATTGAATATTTCTTTTTTCAACATGCTTTGTAATAGCCCAACTTGGAACTTCTAAACATGCATCTTTAATTTCTTGTTCTGTATAAGTTTCAGGTTGCCTAATACCATATTTGTTAAATTGTTCGATAGCCCATTCAGTGAGGTCTTGTCTTGTATTAAACATTTTTTAAATAATCCTTATTGTCAATCCATTTACCGTTTTTAACAAAGCCCCAGCTTTGTGCCTTTTTACCCATGAAGAATAAACTCCAACATGGAATATTATTTCCATCTTCGTCCTTAGCAAGTTCTAACCAATGTAAATCTTTTGCTGAACGAAAACGTATGCTACCTGGACCACGCCAAATCTTACCTTCTGGAGTATGCTCCCAGTAGCCGCCTTTAATAATAAATGCTCCCCAACTCCACGGATGATCATGTAGTGTAGGTTCGTCACTTACTAAAACTTTATGTAGTGTAACATTAAAAGGAAAGTTTTTCCTGTCTTTTAAAAACAAATACCAACGTACTAAGTAAGGTACTTTTCCGCTTCTATCTGTAATTACACGTTTTCTATTTCTAAAAAATTCAAACATTATATGTTTCTTTCTTTTAATTTGCCTTCGTAGTCTTGCTCTGTCATTTTGTAAATTAGTTTAAACTGCTCATATGCTTTTGAAAGTGCAGGATATTCGTCACACATTTCTTCTATACGTGAAACAAGAGGCATTCTATCTACAAAATCTTTTTGTTCAAAGGTAGGCATATTATAAGTAAATTCTGTACCTGTGTCGTTCATTTCCATACTATCTAAAGTTATAGTATGCGAAGGTTCACTCTCTGTTCCATCTATTGTAACAGTTAAATTAGAATCATTAACAGTAGCATAACTAGGACTAGAAGTTCCAGCAGTATAAGTTATATCGTAATCATCACCCATTGCTTACCTCCTTGTATAATGCTTCACCACTAAAGAAAGATCTTTTTAAGTTGTATAATTGTGTATTCATAGGAGCCTTGTAACTATCATAGTTTTCCATATAATCAATTACTTTGTCAACAAGTTGTGGTCTAAACTTTTTGTATTGTTCAAAGTTTTTAGTCCAAATACTTGGATACTTAAAAGTTTGATCTGCCATTTCACTATAGCTGAGTCTATCAGGAACCATAGGAATAGTATCTACTAATAAACCTTCGTACCAACTAATACCTAATGTTTCTTGTAAGTTTGCACTAAAAACCATTTTAGCTCTACCTAACAAATTATGATAATCATTTTTTGATAGTTCTTTTTCTTGGCACACAATAAATTCATATTGTGGTAGTTGTTCTTTTAAATCTCTAAAAATTTCAACTTGCTTCTCAGGAGCAACTCTGTGCGGAAATAAAATTATATCTTCTTTAGGCATATTTTTGTAGCTGTCTAAACTAGTAGCCAAGTATTCCATAGGCCAGCCAACACGTTTAATTTTATCTTCGTTTACTTGTTGAAATTCTTTAGGATTATCTTTGTTTTTAAATGTTTGTAAAAATAAATCAATATGGAATTGTGTAGCAAAGAAATTATGATCATAGCAATCAAACATACTACGTTCTGCATGCCTAACCCAAGGTTTGTCACCTATAAGTCTACCTAAAAAATCTTGCGGATCATAACTACCTGCATGCCACAAGCCGCCAATGCGAACATCAACACCCAGTAGTTCTGCCATGTAGCGAAGTTGTACCACTGTAGGATTCCAGGCATCGGTGTAGACAAAATAATCGCCGTTTGTAATTTCTCCATTAGCAAACATCCTGCTGATCTCTAACATCTGTTGAGATTTATAATTATTAGTTCCGGCAAAGTTAAGAAATGCCCCAGGCGTTGTAGCCTGAGGTACTTCTCCGCCGCTAATAACAATAACTTCTTCATTCGTAGATCGTTGCAGTTGCTTTGGAAGATATTCCTTCCATTGCTTAGTATACCTAGTATCTACTGCTTCAATGTCTACGATAAAGATTGTCATTAGTTTCTCCTATTACTTTGATAACGACCTTGAGTATTACGGTCATTACGTTGGTTATTAAATTTGCGTTTACCGCCTGAACGGAATCTGCTATAAGCCTGCCAAGCACGACTTTTATTATTATACAGATTGCTTTCGTCCCAAGTGTAGCCATCATGACCAAACAAGTAAGCGGTTCTACAGAATGCCTTAAAGCGTTCCATGTCATCAAAGATCTTAACAATCTCTGGATTATTAGCAAAGTATTCACCCTGGGTGGCCATTTGTTATCTCCTTTAATAGCTAGGGTATGTAATATGTGCACCGTTCTCTCCGTCTTCGGAAATTTCGATGTGGACCTCACGTCCGGTGTATTTTGTTGTAATCTGCTCGTACAAATCATCTGACATCATCTCACATGACTTATAATCTAGTTCAAGGGTTTTTTCTGCGTAAAGTTTCTCCATCCATCTTTTAAATTGAATAAACTCAATATCTCTGTCATTATGTGTAACAGTAATACCTACTCTAAAATGAAATATGTGTCTATGGGGATATCCCAGAAAACTAACATCATATTCATCACCTGTTGCAAGACTAGGATCATCTAGTGCCGCAGGATATTTATGGATACCTTCCTTCTTAAAGGTTACCCAAATCATACGTTTTGCTTCTTTCATTGCTTTTGCTTTAGCGTCAATCATATCTGCCTCTTTCATTCTACGCATCATATAGTCATAATGTCGTTCTTGTTCCATTTATTATACTACCTTTACTCATCGTTGTCAATAGATATTGGTGAATCATTTTCATATTTTTCCCAAGAAGTAAACTTATCTCTTGGCTGTAAATCTCTAGCATAATGTACCCAAACACCTGCATTTGATGCTTTAAAGTCCTTGTCATCAATCTTAACACATGCATTATAGTTAAGTTGATCAATATAAGGCAGTTTTACACTAATCATACTAATAAACTTATTCTGTTCATTGTATCCTGCTTCTAGCACATATTCATGATATCTAACATCATAGTCTAGTGTAACCCAAAACCCTGCTTGGCATAATTCTTGAACTAATCCATCCCATTGTCTACTAGTGCCGCCATCAATATTAAAACTTTGATTGGCACCTAAGTAGATATGTTCGACTGCTTCTTTCTTTGCCTTTGCAATTACTTCTGCAGGATCTTGTGGACCTACAACAAATAATGTATGCTCGCCGTGTACTGGCGTATGCTCTACTTCGTAACCTGTAAAGTATACAACGTCATCTTTGACGCCATCATCATAATCTCTATTCATTTCTATTAAGCTGATCCTTTACAGCGAGTTTTTGTTTTTTAAGACTAATAAGGTGAGCTTTGTGATTGTATGATCTATCACCTACACGTTCTTTTTCAACATCTTCTACTTTGTCATGTAAGTAGTCGTGCATACTTTGTAGTTTTTTTGCACTTTTACTTTTTCTTCCTGTCGCCATCTTTATACCTCCGTAAATAAGTTTCCAAATCCTGTATTTGCATTTACAGTCTTTTTACCAGTTGCTCCTCTAGTGCCAATAATTGACATCCAAAATTTACTATATTCTTCTATGATTGCTTCTGCTTCGTCTCTGTTTGAAGTTGCAAATATTGCTTCCACAACATCTCTAAAATATAGCCTGTCGAACTGCTCCTCCACAAGCATTGCCGGAACACTTCCACTGTCGTATTGTCTATTTGCCTCTTGTACTGCATTAATATGACTCCATACATTATGACCCATTTGTATAGCATAGCTAAAACTATCCCAACTAGTTGAATCTCTTTTACGCACTTGCTCGTTACCTTGCTCATCAAGGATAGGAGCACCGTGCTTGTCTCGATCAATTTCACCTTTAAGTATTTTAGGCCCACCAACTTTATTAACATCACCAGGAGCATATATACAAACATCATTTACTTTAATATTTTTAGTTAAGGGACTATCAGTAAAGTTTTTAAAGATACCATCTGCTAATACTGCATCTCTAAAGTTACGTGTATCAGTTGCATACTTTAATTCATCAATACTTGGAACCATTCTATAGACCCATTTAGTTCTATCTTCGGTTTCAGTTTGAATATAAATTTGTCCATTTGCTGTAGCAAGGAAAGGAGAAGCACAATCAAATGTAATTGTAAAATTTGGATTATGATACTTACGTACTGCTCTTTGTATGTCAGTTAGTAGTGTAGCCCATTCTAGTTTACTTGTTCCTAGAAAGTGCATAAAGTCATGTTTACCTTGTTCAAGTAAACCATCAAAACGTAATGCTACAATACGTTTAAGAACTAAGTGTATATCACACATGTTCTGTCCACCCATTGACCATCCGTTAAAGTGATTCTCATACTTTGTAGGATCACAATAGTCCTTCATTTGCTGATACCAATCTTCTGCATCAGCATGATTTTCGCCTTGTAGTACATTTAAGAACTTACAAGCACCGCTTCTGTGTTTCATAAAGTAATCGTTATTAATACGTGTAGCATCAACTGCTTCTTGGTATGTACTAATACCTGTTGCTTTAACACCAGCAGGTGAACGTGCCACCCAAGCCGGAATATCAAGTATCATACCATAGTCCATATAAGCATCCATCCACGCAAGTACTTGCTCACGCTTCTTTTGTGCTTTAGGACAATTAGGATCTTTCCAGTCGCCTTCCCAAACACCTTTACCAATTTGGAAACCACCACTGTCACCTAACAACCAACTGTTTTTACGATCACGTTCTCGAACCATAAGTTCTTTTGGCGAATCTTTCATTGTATCTAAATCAGCATGTCCTGCTGAGTACAGAGTCCAATGATAGTTAAACAATCCTTCTTTCTTGTTTAACCAATTCATGCTCTCCATATTAGGATAAGGAATACGACTTTCTTCAACATATTCTTCACGTCTTTGTTTACCTACAAACGTTGCGTAGAATCCACTTAGAGCTGGAAGAAATATTGCATAGTCTTTTTGTTCTGTTGTTAAGTCAGTATTCAACTTTTTCTCCTACTTAGATTGTGCTGGCAAGATGTAATTATATGTTCCCATACCACTGTCAACTGTAATTTGCATTGCTCCTTGATCACTTAGACTCATTGTTGCTTGTCCGTCTAAGTTTAAGATTGCTTGTACTTGTGCTACTGGATATGTCCATGGATGTTTCAAATTACCTTCAACGCCTGTTTGGAATACAAACTTACCTGCGTGTGTATTTGCATCACCAAAGTAAAACATTACATCACTAACACCACCAGTTTCTTCAACTTTAATTGTAAAAGTTGTTTCTTCTGAATGTGCCGCACTTTGTAGTTTCATTCTTGTAATAGCCGCCAACGATGGAGTAAACTCTACGTCCCATGTTGCACCTTTAAACTTAACACTTTTAAGTTTTTCATTAATAATTTCTGTTGACATAAAACGGAAATCGTTTTGAAAATCACCTGCTTCATTCTCAAAGTGAATACCAGTTGGAATAGTTACTCCGTTACGATCTTGTTCAACAACAGTAAGTTTGCTATTCTTTTGATACTCTGGATTCTTTAAATGCAATGCAAGTTTATCCAAGTTAGGCATACCAAAAATGTTTGCACCAAATTCAGCTACCTTTTCTTTTGTGTTTGCTGACAGGATCACACTGCGATCTTCTGCCATTGATTCAACTATAGTACCGGCATCATCGCCTGTTACTTTCACTAAGCTCAAAAAGCCTAGAGAATGTGTCTTTGCTACTACGTCTTGTAAAATATCTTTCATTATACTTCTCCTATGTTCCTTTTATTATACGACATTTTGTTGATAAAGTCAACTACTTTTTACTCTATTTCGGAGATCACTGCTCGAAAAACGGTGTTCTCTTTTGTTAAAAAACAGTTCGATTCCTCGTTTGGCACATATAGCCCTACCAGTAAACTTACCATTTTTGTATTCTTCACCTAAAATCCTTACGTCAATATGAAACATGTTTAGAATATCTTCTAAGTCTGTTTCTGTTTGGTATGGGATAATTTCGTCAACGTACCTAAGTGCATTAAGCTGAGTGTATCTTTCTACAATAGTTTGTACGGGTGAATTCTTTTCAGGACGATCAAGACTTGGATCAATTTGTAAGCCACAAATCAAATAGTCACATTGTTCTTTTGCATCTCTCAGCATTTGTATATGACCTGCGTGGAGCAGATCAAATGTACTACATGTGAAGCCTATTTTCATTTCTTAAAGCCTTGTTCTTTTAAAAATCCATCTACTGTATATTTAGGTCTAAAGCCTAACTTATCCATCAAATGTGTATTTGCCTGTGTCTTTTGTCTTTCGCCAATAGTATTTAACTTTACTGGTAAGTCAGGTCTTATATCTTGGATCCGTACACATTCTCCAGTACCAATGTCTACATTTCCAGTAAGGTCTTTGTCCATTAACAAGATTATACCATCTGTTAAATCTTCTAAGTGAATAAAATCTCTTTGATGATTAGTAGTATATTCTAGTGTATTGTTAAGCAGTTTGTCAAAGAACATTTTAGCTCTTGGACTTTCACTGTATACTGTATGGAAACGCATAAACAACACATTAGGGTGCGGAATTTTTTCAATCACATGCTTACTTGCGGCATACGGATTAAGATGCGGTTCGTACTGACTACTTGATCCTGCTACTAATACTCGAACATTATCGTAGAACTCAAGTATACGCTTTGTACCTTCTACATTATTATTCCAATACCTTGCTGGATTATCGAGGCTTTCTCTAACTCCTCCAATACCTGCTAAATGTATTACAAAATCAGCCTTAGGTAATTCTGCTGTAAGTATATCTGTACCTTCTCTAACATCAATACCAACTATTTCATGTTTTAGTTCTTTAAGTTTTTCACAAAGTCTAGTTCCAATAAATCCTTTGTGTCCTGTTACTAATACTTTCATGTTTCTTTCCTTTTGTTCTTATTGCTTTCTACAGCCGTTGATAATATTGGTAAGTTAGCGCCAATTACATTTGCTGAATACAACAATGCTTCTGTATCTTTTGGAAAGCATGCACCTCCAAAACCTTTGTCGCCGTCTGGACCAGGAACTTGCATATGACTATGTGTAATCCTTTTGTCCTCTCCTACCAATGCTTTAACTTGATTATAATCTATTCCTGCTGATTCGCATAGATCAAATACTTCGTTAAAGAAAGCAACCTTAGTTGCTAAAAAACTATTACGTAAATATTTTGTTAATATTAATTCTTCTATTGTAGCATAGATTGGATTGAATCCTTTACATAAAATAAACACATCATTCCAAAACTCTACGTTACCACCACCGAATAACATTGTAGTTTGATTCTTAAAGTCTTCGTTTGCATTTGCGGCAGTTAAAAATTCTGGACTAAATGTAATTTCTTTGTTTTGTGGCTTAAGATCTTTGCGCCACCCTTCTAAACTAATTGTGCTTTTAATTAAAATAGGTTTATCACTTGGACATGCTTTAACTACAGTTTCAACAATAGTCATATTACATGCTCCTGTTACTGTAGCAGGTGTTGGTACACAAACAATATAACCGTCACTATCGCTATCAATAACATGTTGGTTATATTCAGGATCAACAACCTTTACTTCATGATAGTCTTTGAGTACTTCGTATACAGCTTTGCCTACAAACCCGTACCCAATTAAAGTTAATTTCATTTAGTCTCCTTCTTTGCTTGCAACTTAGGGTGTGGAGTTTTATCATTGAAGATATCGCCTGCCATTGCTTGTATTTGTTCTACTAGATGAGTAACTAACTGTTCGTCATATTCCTCACCTGGTGCCTTTTTGTATTTTTCTCTATGTGCCTGCACAGCAATTCCGTGCATTGCACTAACCTTATCCATTAGTTGTTGTATCGTATGTTGCATTATTCACCTCCAAAGTCAAACAAACTATTGAACGTATTGTTCTGTTTAGTATCTTCTAAATCATAGTTTAGAACACCAATTAGATTATCTAGTTTGTTATCAATAATAGTTGCTTCCATAGCATCGCCATCAAATGGCAGTTCTTTAAACCAATCCGGAATACGTAGTTCATCTGTAGGATACGCAACACTTGTGTAACCTAGCGGATTCTGTTTTAGTTTACAAACAATAACTTTCATACCATCTACAATTTCTTGTGAGTACTTGTCACCGTTCATACGTTTAAGTGTATTCCAATTAATACTTGCTCTAACATGGCCAGGCATGTTTGCTTTGCCTTGCTTTTCTTCAAGACGTTGATAGTGTCCAACTTTATTTGCACGTTTAGGTGCACCTTTTTCATAACCTGGACGTAATTTAAATTCCTTACGAAACTCTGTAATACGATCTAATACTTTTCTTTCTTCAACATCAGTAAGTACCATAAGTAACAGTTCGCTTAAGAATTCCTGCATAAACACAGGTGTATCTGATCTACGTAGGTCCAAGCCCATTGCTTTTACTTTGCCTGGCTTCCCGTCTTCATCTGTTCTAAAGCCTTCGTTATCAATTACTAGTGCCGCATAACGCTTTTTAGTAATATATAATCCACTCTTTGCAACAATTTCTCTACCTGCCGCGATAACATCTGCACGACTCTTTGGACAATGGAATGCTTCTAGCATAAAGTCCATAAACGTACCGTCAACTGCATCACTTACTTGATCATAAAGTTTAATAGCATTTTCAGTACTCCAAGGAATGTCTCCTTTATCAATACCTTCTTTAAGAGTTGGGTAAGCACTAAAGTAAACAGAGTCTGTATCACCATATATAACAGCATCACCTACGTGATCATATGTACCTGTAATAACTTTGTTTGCTTCTGCACTCATATGCTTAACAATAGTACGACCTGACAGTGTAGTTGACTGTCCTATACGTTTATCAAAGAATCTACAACCTGGATTAAGAATAGCACCATACAAACTGTTCAAGTTAATCTTTTTAACCAGCTGTCGTTTGTCCCAATACTCAATCTCTGTAGCATTGCCGGCATCCTTAGCCTTCTTTAACATTGCTTGTAGTTCTTTACGTTCACTGTACCAACGTTTTAGTAGTCCGGGTATAACACCTTCGTGTTCTGTTGTAAAAATA